TTTGTCTAATTTCTTCAACACTATCACCAGTACTACCACCAGTAGCAGCTAAAGGATTACTTACTTCTAATTCAGAAAATACATAATTAGCTGTGGATGAATTTGCTACGGTTGAATTTATAAAAGTAACTCCTGTATTCGATAAAGTATTTAAATCGAAAGCAGGTACATTAGAAGCAACACCACCACCAACTAAATATCTTACAGTTAAATTACTTGTAGGTGAAACACCATAGGTATTTGTAAATACAAAGTTTGTAGGTGAGTAAGCTGTTGTTAACTTATCTTTTTCAAAAGGTAATCCTAACCCAACATTATCAGGATTAGGAATGATTTCTTCGGTTGTATCATTTGGATTACCAGATCCAAACATTACTCTTAATGATCCAGAATTTAAGAAACGAGTAGCAAATCTATTCTGTACTTGTTTAATCTTTAATAAGTTAGGTGTATCCGCGTTTCCTGAAAAGTTAGGATCATTTTGGGTAGTATTGGTAATAGAATCATAAATAGAGTCTTGAGCCAAATGTGATACCTCATACCATTCATTTCCTTCAGTATCAATTATATCTAAAATACCAATAATATTTGAATCAGTAATGTCTCTATATCCGAAAGATTCAGGAGCAGAGAAATTAAAAGTAGTAGTTTTTATTGTAGCGGAAATTGCTTTTCTAGTTTTCTTTAAAAGATAAAAAGTAGGAGCATTTGCTACAGTTTGATAAACAGTTACAGTTGTAGGGTCTGATGAACTACTATATGAAAAATCAACTTTGTCTTGGATAATGAATTTAACATCAGAATTACTGGTTGAGTTGATAGTAGTGTTTTCAGGTACTAGAAGAGCATAACTATAATCAGGGATTACTCCTCCACTACCATCATCTATTGCAGGAACTTGTTGATAAAAATTTAAATCTACGGTTGCCGCGGCTGTAGTTTTGGGTTTATATCCCAACAAGTAAGCTAAGTCATATAAATTTTCAGTTTGACGAGCATACTGGATGAATGTTTCTTGTACTTGATTATCTAAATAGAAGGACATTACGTCCCCAACGTAAGCAGCCATTTCCATAAACATCATACCTGGGGATGATGGGCTAAAATCGTTGTAGGTATTAGGGAAATAAGTTTTACTAAACTCAATAAGATTACTTCTTAATGAGGTAAAATCTCTATCCAAATATTTTATATTTCTTTTAACTGCCATTTTATATTACAATATCAATAGTATCATTAATTCCGTAGTTAGCTACACTGTAGGTAATTCCAATGGTTAATGTATTGGTGTCATCAGATTTAACTACTGTTACTCCTTTTAAACTTACAAAATTAAAAAATTTATTTATTTCATCTTTTATAACAGTTTGGATTAATTCGTCTGTTACAAAATCCATATTTTCAAATAATACTTTTCTTATGCTACTACCAAAAAAAGGATTAAATACTCTTTCTCCTTGATCAGTTGAAAAGAAATTAGTTAAATTATTTTTAACAGCATCTCTTGTTAAATAGTTAGAAACAAATACCTGAGGGTTACTAAAAGGAAGGTTTACGCCTACCGCTTTAGCCGCCTGTGTATCAATAGGGAATCTGTTATTAACTATAATAGCCATTATTTATTCATTAAGTTCATTATCTGGTCTAATCCTACTTGTCCACCAGGTAGATCCCCACCAGGTAAGGTTCCCGCAGGATTAAATGTCCCAGCGTATGCTGTGTTAGCCATACCTCCTTGTTGCATTTCACCTAACATACCTGAGAACATATTTCTGCGTTCTTCGGCTGATAATTGTTTTGGTTTAGAAATGTTAGGTTGAGCATAAGTATCTCTTACAGATTCGTTCACAACAGTTTTAGGAGAACGAACTGCTTCCAAAAGGATATCTTTTAATTCCTCTTGAATAGCTTCTTTTACAGCTTCTTTTACTATTTTTTTGAATTCTGTAGTTTTCATCACGTTATAAATATTAAAATTAAATAGCTTTTAAATTATTTCTGCTAATTATTAGTTTAAGTTCATTAATTAATGTTTGAGGGTTTGAAGTAAATGATAAAGGAGTTTGTGCCATTACTATACCCTGTGAGTTTTTAGCTACTGCTCTTCTTTGTTTTACCGTAGGACTAAAATCTACTTCTTCAATTTCAAGAACAAACCCTTGATATGTTGTATTATTTAATGTTTGTTGGGCAGTTGATTCAATTTGTGTTAACGCTATTATCTCAGAAGACACCTCAGTTAATGTTTGTTGAATATTTGCTTCTTGAATACATTTTTTAAGGGGAGCATCAATAGTTTCTAAAAGAGTAACAATAGTTTTAACTATTCCTGATGCTACTGCTAAGTAGACAATAGCAGAATTAACACCATCCTGTAGGGGTTTTAGTTTAGATTCTCCTAAATCATCAAAAGTTACTTTATCTATTGTATCATTAATACTAGATTCAGCATTACTTAAATCTGTAATAGTAGAAGTAATAAAACCCGGTACCCCAGGAGGTGAAGGGATAAATCGGGATGCTTGATTGAGAACTATTTTAGCAATATTTAATCCTGTTTTTGTATTTCTTAGAGTAGTTTTTGCTATTAATACTAAATTTACAATACCAGCAATTCCCGTAAGAGCAATAGTAATTTTATCAATAAATGTTCCTAAATTATTTAAGGTATTGACTATATTATTTCTCCGTTCAATAAATGAAAGTAATACTGGTTGAGGGGGACACCCACTGGTTAGATTATTTTTGATATCCTCTAATGTTGGGGTGACTTGGCTTTGTAAAGCAACTCCTTTAGAAAGAACTAATTCTCCTAACTTTTGAGCTCCTTTTGATTTTAGATCATCAGGTAAAGCATTTTGAATAATATTTAAATCAATTCCCGCCATTACAATGTTTTACTATATTTTGATTTAGTAGTTGTTTCTAACCTTGTTTTAATACCTTGTAAAACAGGAACCAATTGTGTAGCAGCAGGAGCAACTAACGGTCCTCCTGTTGGTGTGACTGATTGAAGGGTAATTGTAAGTTTGGTTAGTTCATCTACTAATTGAGATAAAATATCAATAGTAGTGTCACCTTTTAACACAGGTTCAGTTGCTTCTTTACCTCCAAGTAAAACGGTGTTTGATTGTATTGTGGTGGTTGGTGAATCAATATTAACACCATCCACAGCGTTTAAATTAACCGATTTATTTGACGTTAATAAAATATGATCTTCATTACTATTAATTACAATTCTACTAGAATTTAATATAACCTGTGATCCGGCGTATTGATTAGGGGATTCAGGTTGGGTAGAATATGAATTATAAATTGAACTAGCAGCTTCTAAAGGAATTTGTTGTGTTGAGGTAAACCAAATAGAAGATTCTAAATTATTAATATCTTCCACCATTGGAACCCAAGGTTCACCAGTTTGTTCACCTTGTCCATTTCTTAAAATAGTAATAGGATCCCCACTATCCCCAATTTCTGACCATGTATTGTCTGTATTGGGTACTGTTGAACCAAATCTTAGGCTTTGACCCCATCTTCCGTCAAATATAACATCCCCTTCATATGGTTGTAAAGGTTTAATATCTGCTTTTTCTTCAAATGTATTTCCTAAATCAATATCTTCAGTATTATCTGTTACTTTTTGAGAAGATCCTGCTTCTACTTGTTGGTAATCTTTTTGTTCTGAAGGGGTTTGGGTTGATGTAGTTAAGGGATTGGGTAAAGCATTGTGGTGATTACTGTTCCATAGATTTACTGGGGGGAAATAATAGAATCCTGTATCATTTAAATCTATAAAATCTGGGTTTTGTAATCTTGGGGTTGGGAAACTAATTATATAAGTAATTTCATTTACTAAAGGTATATTTTTTATATTAGGGAATAACGGTTTAGCAAAAACATAATTTTCTAAAGGATTACCCGTTGTATTTCCTGGGGAGGGGTTGGAGACTGAATCAAAAAGAATGCCACCTAAAGCAAAATATTCACCATATTGAGCAAATAAATCCGGATTATCTTCTTTAAGTTGGGTTAAATTTAAAAAAGTATATTTTACTCTAACAGGGACAATGTTAAAGAAATCAGTATCAATTGTTTGACTTAACTGATTGGCTGTGTTAGCCGATAAACCTTCAACATAAAATCCAGCCATTATTTATCGTCTTTTTCGATGTTTAAATCTTTCATTGCCTCAAGTAATTGCTCTTTTTCCTCATCGGACATAGAGAAATCACCATCAGCAGTTTCAGTTTGAAGAACACGTTGAATAATAGTAGCCATTTTGATTAGCTGCTCATCGTTTTTAACTCCAATTTCCATGTATTCTTTAATTAAAGGTACTACTAGTGTAGCATCTCCAATATCAGAAATTAAAGGTTTTAATTCAGAAATTAGAGCAGTAACTTGCGCTTTCTTTTCAGTCTGGTTAGTGTATATTTCTTGGAGAATATCCGAGAATTTTTTCTTACCAAATACAATACTGTCTAATTGGGACATAATACATACATTTTAGTTTCTTATAAATATTGAAACTAGAAGTCTGTATAACCATTTTCGAGATAAAATATATAATTATCTTTAAATATATCGTAAAGTTGATTAGCAATTTTAGTGATCTTAGGGGTTTTTACATCAACTTGCTCACGAATATATATGTAAAGGGCTTTTTTGTTAAACACATCAATATGTTCTCTTTTACGAAATACTTCTAAAATAGCATCGGCCACAGCAGCATCGTGTTCTTTAGGGAATAATTCAAATATATGTTTAGTACAATACGCAGTATACTCGTCTATAAACAAAGATAAATTATCTTTAGGATCATAATCATCTATAGTATATGAATGGTTATCGTCTTCCTCTAGTAAAGAAATTGGGGCTTTGTCTACTCGTTTTTTATAATTCTTTTGATTTGATACAATTAGATATCTTTTCACAATAGTGCCAAAGTAAGAATATGCTTTAGCTCCTCTACTAGGATCAAATAAATGAATTTTACTAAGTAGGAATGTAATTACCTCATGTTGTAGGTGTTCAATTTCGTCTACTTCTGTATAGTAAAATTTAAATGTATGGATAATGTTTTCGGTTAGCTTAAAGAAAGCATAGTGAATTCTATCTCTATAAATGATACTTCTTATTTCGGAATCCTCAGTATTGTTATACAATACGATTGCGT